AGAAGTACCGAAACGAGTGGTCATTCCTACTGGACGAAATGCCGCAGCTTGTTTGGCAGCAGCAGTCTCAGTCTCAATCATTGCCCTTGCTTTATCAGCCGCTTCTTTAGAAGTTTGTTGTTGGAGAAGACCTGCCGCAGTTTGTGCGCCTGTTGTAAGCAAACCCGCATATTGAGCCGCAGTTAAACCTAATTTAGCCGCATCAGCAATCTGTGAGGCAGTAAGTGCTGTTGCACCTAGACCTGCCGCAGTAGTTAATGCACCTGCACCAACACCAGTTGTTAGCCCACCAAGAGTAGAACCAAGAGTGCCGCCCAAAAGTGTATTAGCACCTGTCAATCCACCAGCAGTAGTTAATCCTGTTACACCACCTGCGCCTGTTGTTAAACCAGTAACACCACCCGCACCAGTTAATAAACCAGTACCAGTTGTTGCACCTACTGCACCTGCTGTACCGCCCAACTCAGCTAGTGTTAGACCTGTTGCAGCCGCTTCTGCTCCTAAGCCTGTTGCAGCCGCTGTTCCTGATCCAAATATGCCAGAAAAGGCTTCAGGGCCAACGATTCCAAATGCCGCACCCGCAATAACTGCAGCTTTAAGCAAGTCTTTTTTTAGAGTGCTTGACGAAGCACCTTCTGTATAAAAGATTGGCTTTCCAGTTTCTGTGAATTGAACACCAAAACCTGTATTGCCTTTGCCTTCGTATGAACCAGACCAAAGATTACCTTTAGTTCTTTCTCCATAACCAGAAACAAGTTTTTCTCCAGTTACTGTATTGATAATACCTGCAGTACCTTTACCAACTTGAGAGATGTCTGTGATACCACTCTTAGCAAGATCATCAGCCATGTAACGAGCCGCAGTTTCAGGCTTAACATCACCCTTCCAAGCATTTGTGGTATTCTGAGCCAATATCTGCTTAGATAGTTTGTCAACATTCTCAGCAGTGTAGGTAAAAGAACTTATGTTCTTAACAATCGTATCTTTATCTATTCCATAGGTTTGAGCCGCAGTAATAATGTCTTTAATAGAAGCATTAGGGTCAAGATAACTAAGGTCTTTTAATGCTTGTTTTACTTCTGCATCTGTATATGATTTTGTTGCCGCAGATTGCCCCTGTGCCTTCAGAGCATTCTGTCTATCAATCTCTTCAAGACGAGCCTTTTCGATAGACCACAATCTATCTGCTTCAGCCTTTTGTGCAGGAGTTGCAGTTGCATTAAATGCTTGTGAAGTAGAGTCATTTCCACCCCTAGCTCTTAACTCACCTAAGTAAGTTAAAGCTGTTGGATTGGAAGCGTCATAGCCCGCAACATTGGGAGACAAGGCAACATAATTTCCACCTTCATCTTGCACATATTGACCTGGCCTTGTTATATCAACTTTAGCCATGTTCTGAGCAGAATAAGGATTAGCCGCTAAAGCCGCATTAACTTGGGCTTGTGTATCAGGTTGCCCCGATACTTTACGAGCAATGTAGTCTTGAGCATTCCAAGAGCCATCTGGATTGATACCAGGAGGCAACCCCAATGATGCGTTGATTTCTGATTGTGTTGCCATGACTATTTCCTTTATGCGTTCCGAGCCGCTTCAGCCGCAGCCTGTGCCGCTTGATAGGCCGCAATAACTTCAGCAGTCCAGACTGTATTGCAGATTGCAACGACATTGGCAGGGATGCCCGTCAGGTCTTGTGCGGGTGTGAGGCTTGAACGATGAAACTTCTTGCTGATTTCAACATTATCCTCAAGGATTCGTGTTGCTTCACGATATAGAACAATTCCGTTTTCTTCAACAGTAATTTGGTCAACGATTGTGGTTTTAGTAAGTGACATTTTGATTTCCTTTCAGTTATGTCCGACTAAGCCATCCGACTTAGTTATGCTACTCGGTAAGAAATTGCTAAACTTAAAATATTAGCAGGGTTTCCATTTTTTAAATTTGCTGCTGTTAGTTCTGGTGAAGAATTCAATACACCTTGAGCATCACGGTATATCTCAATTCTAGTTGTACCTTGATAAACAGAGGCTTTAGTTGGGGAATTTGTATCCCAATTATATGTATAACCAACCGTTCCCGATTGATTTTGACTACTACCAACTGCTGTGAATGGAAGTCCAGTTATAAATAATTGTCCTGTTGCAGTACCAACAGAAAAGTTCGTTAAATAAAAATACATTTGAATATGTACCGTGTTGCCTATTTTTTGATAAAAGCCATATTGCACATAATATGTGATGGTGGAAAAAGCCCCTGAATTGGGCGAGTAAGCAGGTGTCCAAGTACCTTCTTCATAGTCATCTAGCGTATTAGCGTCTGATGATGCTGATTGAGTTGCGGGGAATGTGATTCCAGAACCTGATGTAGATGGAGTTGCACCACCCACGCCAAAAGTTGTAGCTGCCGAGCCATTGAAAATATTAAATTGTCCACTTTGTGCGCTGCTTACGGCTAAATTCAAACCTGATGTTTCAAAATACCAATTTGCACTTGCCGCTGGAGTTTGAAGTTGAATCTTTGCACCAGAACCATATACAAATGACCGAGTAGAACCATCAAGAACAACACTTGTTCCATTAAAATAAAAATTAGCAGAAGCACCAAACGCACCAGCATTGTTATATTGGATTTGTGTGTTTGAACCAGCAGGAGATGTGCTTCCACCCGCTGCCGCCCAAGTTCCATCACCACGCCAAAATGTTGACGCACTAGCAGATGTTCCTGAGTTAAGGTTAGTAACTGGAAGATTTCCTGTTACTCCTGTAGATAGAGGCAAACCAGTTGCATTTGTTAAGGTTACTGAAGCTGGCGTACCAAGAACGGGAGCAACAAGAGTCAATGCTGTGCCGTTAGTTGTAGCACCTGTGATGCCACCAAATGCACCTGCATTGTTGTATTGAACTTGAGTTGTAGAGCCGCCTGGTGATCCACCGCCACCGCCAGATGCTGCAATGGTAATTCCACCTGCGCTATTGGTAATCGTCACATTTGAGCCAGCAGTCAAAGTGGCTTTTGTTAAAGTGTTACCAGTAGAGTTACCGATCAACAATTGTCCATCTGTATAAGAAGTCTGACCTGTTCCACCATTAGCAACGGGAAGTGTTCCTGTTACGCCAGTAGATAAAGGTAAACCAGTTGCGTTAGTCAATGTGGCACTTGTTGGCGTACCCAATATAGGAGTTACAAGTGTTGGGCTTGTTGACAATACATTGTTGCCTGATCCTGTGGAAGTAGTTACGCCAGTTCCACCATTCGCTACTGGCAGAGTACCTGTCACACCTGTTGACAATGGCAAGCCAGTTAAGTTGGTTGCAACGCCACTAGAAGGTGTACCTAAAGCGGGAGTCACCAATGTAGGTGATGTAGCAAATACCAAAGCCCCTGTACCTGTCTCATCAGAAACAGCCGCAAGCAAGTTAGCACTTGATGGAGTTCCTAGAAAGGTTGCTACGCCTGTTCCAAGACCAGAAACACCTGTACTGATAGGCAAGCCAGTAGCATTGGTTAAAGTGGCACTAGTGGGTGTTCCTAGAACTGGAGTCACCAAAGTGGGAGATGTTGCAAATACTAAAGAACCTGAACCTGTCTCATCAGTAATCGCAGAGGCCAGATTAGCACTAGATGGTGTTGCCAAAAGAGTAGCAACGCCAGTACCTAAACCACTTACGCCAGTTGAAATTGGCAGACCTGTTAAGTTTGTAGCTACACCAGAAGCGGGAGTTCCCAATGCGGGAGTCACCAGTGTTGGCGAGTTTGACAACACCACATTACCTGTACCTGTTGAGGTAGTTACGCCAGTACCACCATTAGTAACACCTAAAGTACCTGTAATATCGGAAGTGGAAAGGCTTACTGCATCCCAAGAAGCGTTTGTGCCATCAGTCTGTAGGTACTTGTTTGCATTGCTTGTTTGGCTAGGCAAAAGGTTATTCAAAGCAGCAGTAGCAGTAGAAGCACCTGTACCACCATCAGCCACTGCTAAATCGGTAATACCAGTAATCGTACCGCCAGTAATTGCGGCAGCAGAGTTATCTGTTTTTGTCGCAACAGCAGTAGCGATATTATTGAACTCAGTGTCAATCTCAGTACCCTTAACAATCTTTAAAGGATTGCCAGAACTAAGATTGTCTTTAGTCGCAAAATTGGTTGTCTTTGTATAGTTACTCATGGTTTACCTCTTATCCTAGTCTTCCATCTTTGGCTTGAATTTCAATCTTTTGAATAGAAAACGAAACATTGTTAATTGTAGTTTCATATCCAGTTTGGACAATCTTTCCCGCACCTGAAGCATTTGCTCTGAGTGTTTTAATTGGTACGCCACTTGTGTATTCTGCAATTCCATACTCAGCAGTTCCATATTCGTAACTGGTTTGAGTAGGAATATAAATATTTTGTGACTGATAAGCACCAGAATAGTCAAAACCCCATTTGATTGCTAGATACTGGTTTGACCCACCAATCACAATGGCTGAAATAGTCTTTAAAACAGAAATTTGATTAGGGTTTCCCAAATCAGCATTGTTTGTGTAGTACGCAAATCGGTACGTTAAAGTATCGTCTAAATAGCCACTGTACTTACCGATATACCCATTCTTACCAATATACAAGTCACCATTACGCAAAGAACGTAAAGATGTTGGTGCAATAGAATCCCACTTAGTTACACGGGAAGCACCATCTTGCAAAGATTGTTTTGTATCAAAGCAGTAAACTTGGAAAGTAGCGGGCAAAACAAGCAGATAAAAGGCTTCTTTTTCTGAGTAAACAGACTTCAAATTAGCCAATGTTTCGCTTGCCAATGATGAATTTAGGTCAAAACGAACATTTTTAGACAAGTCTCTCAGGGGTGCAGACTTCTCTTGAATAGTCCTCATCAGTGAGCGAACACCTGAATCTGACAAGAAAATCACATCAGAGCCAACGCTTTGAATCGTATCTCTTGCTATGCAACCAATAGAGCCTACTGTGTCGCTTAGAACGATTGTTGCGGGCGTAGAAGCACCAGAATAAACAAGAATCTGTCGTTTACCAAAGATAAACAAGAAATCATTGTGCGCTGCCAAGCCCATGACTTCATCAGCACCATTAGGCCAAACCCGTGAAACGTCTAATGAACCTGAAGTACCACCACCCCATACATGACCCGCAATCAGATCAGAAAAGCTAACAGTTACTTTATCTGTAGAAGTATTAGCTACCCAAAGGCGACCAAAGGCTGATAAACAGATGTTTGCTTGTGGAACTGTAGCTACATAACCAGTTTTCTCAGAGACTCTGCGATAAGTAGTTGTACTTATAGCGGGGTCATAAATCAAAGGATCGTGACCACTTTGAAAAAAATATGCAATGCCATTTAAAGAAGCACATTGCCAGTTATTTGCAGTAATAGTGGGAGCAGTACCACCCCCACCATAGGTCAACTCAGTCACCGCATTAGAAGTGCCTAGTTTAAATATCTTGTTGTTCCCTGCAAACAGAACTGTCAAAGTCCCGTCAGTCTGGACTAATTCATGGATTACACCAACATCATTAGCACCGAGGTTTCCAGAAGATGAGTTAACCCTTGTCCAACCTTTTCTAGCACCAATACGACCATACTGATCCAAGATGCAGTTAGTCGCAACCAAAGCAAAGCCAATACCCAAATCAAGTGGGGATTCTTCAGTATTCAGGCCATAGAAGCCTGGTGCTGAGAGACTGTAGCTTTGTAGAGGCTTAGACATTACACAGGCTCAAAGTTGTTTTCTACATAGCGAGTGCCTTCAAGTGCAATAGCATCCGATAGCATTCCCCTGAATAAAGCATAGGCTTCGGAAGAGGCAGTTCCCCCATCCTCGCCACGCTCAATCAAAGCCCTTGCATAAGCACTTTGAGCAACCAAATAATCTAAAACTTTCACAGATGTAGCATCTGATGACAGAGTTGCTTGCGGTACAGCCAAGTCAAACATGACTGTATAGACCCCATTAGGAATTGGAAATAACTCTACTTTAGTGTCTCCACTAGAGTCAACACCATCAAAAGTAAACTCAGAAGGTATGCCTGTTGATGGAGTGCCAAAGTTCAGTTTGCGGTTCATGTCCACAAAACTGATATTTTTTAAACCAATAAAACTTGTAGAGTTAATAGCATCATTAACTTGGAACTTTTGACCCGCACCCGTCATTGAATAAGCGTGTGTGTTTGCAACAGTTGTGATAGTCACTGTAGTGCTGAGAACATTCCAATTAAAGGAATCTTCAATCTGACGCTTGGCATCATTGACAAACTTTCCAATCAAAGAAGAATAGGTTGTTTCGCCAACAGTAGAGACTGTGCTTTCACGCAAGCGAACTAACACATCGTTAACAAGTTCTAAGTAAGTCATGTTCTCTGTGACCCTTCAATTTCAAATGTTGCAAGTACAGACATTGTTGCTCCCGCTTCAGAAGTAGCAGTTATATAATCGCCTTCCTCCATCACAAAATATTGTGTGTCTGAAAAAAGCGTTAATGTAGTTCTTGCTGATAAAACTTGTTCGCTAACAATTAAAATTGATGTAGCAGCACTTGCGTCATACCAACTGAAGGAAATATGTTTACTAGGAGAGGTATTACAAACGTGCAAGAGTGAACATTTAGCGTAATAGCCAGTAGGAACTGTATACAGCGTAGTAGCCGTATTAGCAGTTAGATTCTTACCGACAGAAACTGGTCTCACTTCATATTCCTCTTAGAGATCGCTTTAGCCTTGGCTTTAGCGTCTTCCTTGGACGTTGCGCCCCAAGCTCTAAGAGAAAGTAAAAGTCGGGTAGGCTTTCCATCTTTCATCTCAGCGCCAGGCATATTGCCCATTCGTGCTAGAAAGGATGCCCTACGAGGGTTGTCTCCCGATTTGACGGGTGGTTTTAGATTCCCACCAGTTTCTGCATT